AAGCTAATACGTTTTGTATTTTATCATATTGTTCTTTACCAAATATTAATTCAAAAGATTCTTTTGTATTTGGATTATCTAAGCCAAAAGATTTTTTTAAAGCGTTTATGTCAATAATTGGAATATTAAAATTAGCTGTTATTTTTTTACTTACAGGTTCTTTTCCTGTAATAAAACCCATACCTCTTGCACCAAGACCAGCTTGACCTGTAATGTTTAAATCACCACTTATGTATTTTGTAGTTGCTCGTAATTGATCATCAATATAAGATCTTGCTACAGCTTTTACAGGGTCTACTACTCTACCATCAGCTAATTTTATTGCTGGCATCGCTGTCATCATTTCTTTTATAGCGGACGGCGAGTACAAAGTTTCATCATTAAATAATATTTTTAATACTTGCTCCCCTGTAAGTTGTGTTGGATCTTTATCTGCTATGGCTTTCGCTATATTTTTATCAGCAAGGGAAAGTATTTGTGCTGTTCTACCTTTTGTATAAGTTACATTATTAAAGAAAAAATCATTTGCTATACCCATTGCTCCACTAAATTGATTTACTAAAGCTTGTTTTCCTGCATCGTCAAATTGTCTAAAATTTTCAAAATCATTTAATGTATGTATCATGGCATCAGTAAAGTTATCGACTCCACCTAATTCTGTGCCAAGTTTAGGATCTCCCGCTGCTTGTCTTTTTAAAGCATTAAATTGTGTTTGTAGTCTTTTAAATTGTCTGCCTGTAATATAATCATCAGCTAAATATTGAAAGTCTATAAGAGCATCAACAAACTCATCTGATTTTCCCGTAAATCCTTGCAATAATTCATCAACGCTTTGTGGTCGAGAATAATCAGGTTGATTTAATCGTAAATTTGTTTTTTGTTTATCACGTTTACCACCATAATATAAAAGCTCTAAATTCTCAGCTACTTCTTTTATACGCGCTGTTGGAATAAATTTATCATTTATTTTATCAGAGATTTTAAATGCTCTGTTGTACAACGCTGTTTTAGTAGATGTAAATTTATTAATCATTGTTTTAAAACTTTTACTAGAAATTACATTGGCATCTTTAAACAAACCAATTGGTGATAAATCATTTAATACTTTGTTTATATTTTCTGCTAAGGCTACTTGTTGAGCATTTTGTGCTTGCCTTGCTTTTGTAGCAACAAAAGGAAATAGACCAATAACCGAACCTGCTCCTTTTACAAAACCAGAAGGAGACGTAGAAAAAACGTTCATTGGAATGTCATATCTTTTAGCAATTTCTAACATGTTGGCGTTAATAGGAATCATTTTTCCTGTTTCGTCCATCACTTCACCAACTTGCAGTGTCATGTTTTTATTTACACCAATTGATTTACCAAGTAGTCTTTTAACAAGAGGGAAAATGTGCTGTAATCCCATGGCACCGCTTGACCATACCAATTCTTCTCTTGCATCTATTAAATTACGTATTTGTTCATTATTTTTATATGCTGCTTCAGGATCAGGAAGTTGCATTATAATACGTGTCATGTCATTTATTTTATCATACACCAAATTACCTCCATACTTTACAGCGGTATTTGTTCCCACAATTGTAGCAAAACCTAAAGCAGGATTTTTACGTAGGGCATTAAAAAATAAATTTTTTGTAGTAGTGTTTCCATATAAAGGATTTAATCTTTGGGATTCATTTAATAATCCAGCCGCTAAAGCCATGTCAGTTCCAATAACGCTAATATCTGTTAATAATCGTTTTGGATCCGTTTGACTTAAATCTCTTCCCATTATGTCTTCACCAGGACCAGCGATGATTGCCGCTGCTGTATTAATAGCACCTTCTCCCATTTTAGCAAAATCAGGTGATTGACCACCTGGCAACATTTTAGTTATCTCTGCCGCTGTAGTACCAATGTTTACACCAGGACCCGCAGCAGTATCATATGCTTTTGTTCCCGCTTCTTTTATTAATGTTCCAATTGGATCATTAATTAAATTTTGACGTCTTTCTCCTAAACTTGCAGCTTCGTTAATTAATCCTGCTTGATTTTTTTGTAACTCTATTGCAATAATTTGATTAAGTGTATCAGTCTCTAATTGATCTCTTGGAAAGCCTTGTTCAGGTGTTTGATTATTAACCACGTCTCTGACCTGTAGTTTAATTGTCTTATTAATACCATGTTGACTCATGTCATATTCGTAAATTACGCTAGACATTAGTTGACTCCTATTGAATAATCAAAACCACCTGTTATAGCTCCAGATGTTTGTGCACCAGGTTTTACATATCCTTTAGCTTTAGGGTCTGTAGCATAATCATAAGTTCTATCTCTATTATATGATCCATAACCTAGTTCTATAAGTTTATCAAAATAGTTATCTTTACCTGTTCCGTACATAATTTGTATGTTTGCTAAAGCATCTTCTCTACTTCTTTCCAATTGAGTTCTAAGAACACCAATTTTTGAAATAACGTCTGCAGATGAATCACCATAAATGTTTAAATCTTTTGCTGCACGTTCAATATCATCTAAGTTTAATCTTCCTGATGATTTACGTGCTCTTGCTATTGCATAAATAATTGAGTTTGCTCTAACTTGGTTGGCTGGTAAATCAGAATCAAACAATCTTAATTTTTTAAATATTAATTCTTTTTCTTGATCGGCACTTCTACCTTGTGTTCCTTCAAATCGTTGTTCTCCAAAAGCATTAACACCACTTGTGGCAGCTTCTACGCGCATTTGTGCTAATCCTGTTGCTGCTAATTGATCAAAAACATTGTTTGCAGATTGTAAAGCAGCTACTTCTTCAGCGCTTATTTTACCACTTGCTATATCCGCTTGTGTTTGTGGATCTTGTAAATATAAATTTATTGTAGAGGCTAAGTTTTGAAATTTTTCCATTTTTTGACCTTTAAATTGTCCAGTTTCATAAGTATCTCCATAAGTATTATTAAACTGTACCAAATCATCTTCACTAAAAAATCCATTAAATTGTTCGTTATACAAATCACTAAATATTTGAGCATATGTTTGAAAACGTCCTTTAATACCTGCAATAAAACCAGCTCTTCCTGGTCTTTCAAGGAAAGATGTTTCTAATTCATCAAGTGTTAATAATGCTCGGTCTGTTGTTTGTAGACCTGTTAACAAATCTCTAAATGTTGTCATACCTTTTGCTGATTTAAAATCATTTGGTGAACCTGTGATTGATAAAGGCACTTCTACAATACCTTCAGGGTTTTCTATAAGTTCCATGATAGGATAACCATCTGAACCCATTTTATTTGTTGGTCTATAATATTGTGGAGGCGTGAGCCCTGTTCCGTCTTCCGTGATACTTTGGACAACAAACGCGTCAAATGGTGTTCCTACGTCTCCAGTCTCATCTGTGTAAGCAACCTGTACTTGTTTTGGTTTTATACCATCTAATTGATAATCCATAAATTTACCTTGGGCAGCTTTCATTACCTCATTGTAAAGTTTCATTTGTTGGTTGTTTTGACTTAAAACAGCATCATAATTCATATTAGCGATGTTCATCAAGATACCTCTATTAGATTCATCAATTGCTTTTTTTTCTAATATATCTTGTGCATCTCGTTGTAATTTAGCAGTTATTTTAGCCGCGTTATTTTGTTTAGTTTCATTAGCTTGAGCCATTTTTATTTTGGATAAATCACCTGCAAGTTGTGCACCCGAGTCTGCTAACACTGCACCTATTCTACCACCTTCTGTTGGTCTCATTAGACCAAAACCAAATTGTGCTAGAGCTAATTTTTTTTGACCACTCATATCAGTAGGTGCGTACATAGCATCTATTTGTTCATCAGTAAGAGAAGGTGTACTATATTGAGGATCTTCAGGATCACGTAAAAAAGGCAACAAATAACTTGCTGCATCTAACGGAAGTATGTTTGGTTCTTTGGGAAAAAATTGACTAGAAATAGTTTTAGGATATTGTCCTTTAGGTGTAACTTCATCGACAGTTTCATCGAAGATGTCCTCCATTCCGATTTGTTTATCTGGTCTAGTTACCATTTATTCTCCTAAACAAGTGTTCCAAGTCCGAAAGCAGACCCTGCTCCTGCACTATCATTTAATATACCATATGTACCAAGTCCTGCACCAATTGCTCCAAGTAATGGATTAGTGTATGGTGGTGTTTTAAATTGAGAAGTTGCTTGATATGAAGGTATACCTTGCATAATATCTGCAAAGTAACCTAATCTTTTAAGTGGTTCTTGTTGAGTTTCTACAGCCATTCTAAATTTTTCATTTTCAGTTTGTTGTTGTTGTGCCTGTTGTGCTCCTCCTAAAGTAAATAATGAGCCAAGTCCTTGTTGTTGCATGCCAAACTGTTGTGATCCGAGGCCCGCGACCTGTGCGCCAAGCCCTGCTGTTTGTTGACCTAAGTTAGCTTGAGTTTGACCTAGTTGACCAAATACAGGTGCTGCTGATAAACGTCTACCAGCTGCTGCTTCAGATAAACCAATAGCTTTACTTTGCGCTTGTTCAAAGTTTTGAGCGAGATCTTGAAAGACTCTTCGTGATTTAATATCTAAAATATTTTTATCTAACTCTGCCTCTTGTACTGCTTGACGTGAGCCACCAAAAGCACCAGCTCTTGTAGCTTGATCTTCTAATTGATTTCGCTGCATAGCAGCTTGCTCATCCATTTGTTTTAAAGCTTCTTTAGTTACATCACTTTGATATTGATTAAAAAATTGTTGATAATTACTTGTAGACGGATCAAATTGTTGTTGTGCTGCTTGTAGTGAAGGAATGCCCATAGCAGATGTTGTTTGACCTGCGCCAATTCCTTGCATACCAACACCAATTGCATCTTGAGCCGTTTTAAAATATGGATCAAAAGCTGCGCCTGTCCCTGTTGGTAATCCCGTTTTTGGATCTATACCATACAATCCTGCAGTGCCTGTAATAGAACCTTTTTGTAAAGGTTGAAAACCTGTAATACCTTGTTTTGGAATGCCACCAGCAAAAGGTTTTTGTGTAGCGTCAAAAGCACCTTGTAAAAGGTTACGTTGAAATTCTTCTATATATGCAGGAGGTTGTTGAAATCCATATGAAACAGCCATTATACTATACCCTTACCTTTTGAAGACTCTGGGTCTAATTGATTCATCATATTGTACATGGCACGCGGTCCGCCTGCATTGTCTACAGCTTTAGCTGTAAATACAAACTCACCGTTGCTTAACATTGCTGGAATCTTGTCGTCTTTTGGTCCTCCAGGACCATCTATCATTCCTAATTTTCTTGGAAAGAAAGATGTAATGCCAGGATTATCTTCTATTTTATTCATCATTTGTTTACCACTCATACTAGGATCAAATATTTGTGGATCAATACCTGAACTACCATTCATATTTCCACCCATTGCTAAAGCAGGAATTGTCCCTGAAATTTTATTATTAGGATTAAAAGGCATTGCACCTAATCCTCCTGTACCACCCATTTTTAAAGCATCACCGCCCATGTTTAACTGAGCAATGCCACCATCTGCACTTGTTACGGTTTCCTCTTCAATTATTCTACCTTCTGAATCATATTGAAAAGGTTTATATATTTCAAAACGATCTTCAACAAACGGGCTACCGCCTGTTGGGTCGCCATCATATTTATTTGTTACATACATTAATCTATCTTGATACTCTTTTTCTCTTCTAAGAGCGTCTTCTCTTTCTTGATCAAATTGTTTCTTGGCTAAAAGTGCATTTACAAAAGGTAATAAGTCTTTAATTCCGCCTCCTAATAAACTTTTACCTAAAGTTTGAGCTCCTCCTAAAATACCTCTGCCTGGAATCATTTTTCCTGGGCTACCGCCAATTGCAGGGCCACCAAAATTTCCTAGTAAATCTCGTCCACTTCCTAATAATGTTTCTAATCCAAAAGCTTTTCCGCCTGGCATCATTCCACTACCGAAACCTAAGCCTAAGCCTGCAAGAACAGCTAGCGGATTATCCTCAGCAAAACTGCCGACATCTCTTACCGCCTTACGTACTCTTCTAAAAATTTTCTTTAACATGTTCTCCTTAGCAATTCATGATATTGTTTAAAGGCAAGGAGGCTGGCCTTGATTGTAAGCCTATTTAATTGTATATTTATAGGCAAAATATTGCTATATGACAATACATATTTGCATGAAAGAAAGGATACCATGAAAAAGAAAGACGAAGTAATCACATTTGAAGCCATTAGACCTTTTGGTCCAACCATAATTAAAGGTAAATTATCTGAACGTTTAGTTAAATTAATGGATGATAAAGCATCAGAGATGATGGGTGATAAAGATTTTTCTAAAAAATTTGATCACGCACCTAACCTTGCAGGTAACGTTAAACAAGAAGTACGTTATGATCCTGCGTGGATGGGAAGTCAAGACTGTGCCCCGATGATAGAGTTTATTGGTGAAATGGTAAGACAATATATTTCTATTCCACCTGCTAGTGAAACAATTAGTCCTGAGTTTGTGGGTAAGATGGTTGTGCAATCTATGTGGGTTGTGAGCCAGTGGGCAGGAGACTTTAATCCTTTTCACATACACGAGGGACAATTATCAGGTGTAATGTATTTACGTGTGCCTCCTAGTTTACCCGAAGAATACGCCAAAGAAGATCACTATCCAACAGTCGGAGACATTTGTTGGTTTAATGGTCAAGCAGCTACGTTTAGTGGTCATAAACATCAACATTCTCCAACAGTCGGAGACATATTTTTATTTCCTCATTGGTTAGCGCACGGCGTTTATCCTTTTCGTACACAAAACGAAGAGCGAAGATCTGTGTCTTTTAATTTAGAATTAATAAAAAAAGAAGAAAATACTGAAATTAAATGAAGCCAAAAGAAATTCTTTCTCAACATTTGTATGGTGAAACGTATTTAGGTTTTGATAAAAACTATTTAAATAAAATTGAATCTTCAATTGAATTACTTAGAAGAGGAAATGTTAATGGAAGAGTTGTTTCTAATAATTCTTTTGGATGGCAATCTGACATGCTACCTGAAGATGGTGTTTTTTTAAATTTAACTCAATCCATTTTAAAAAAAATATTTTCTTTTTGTAAAGAAATAGATCAATTAAAATTTTCAACTGTAACATTACAAGGTTTTTGGGCTAACATAAATTATCCTGGAGATATTAATTGGTCACATAATCACGCAGGAGATATATCAGGAGTTTATTATATAAACACACATGAAAACTGTGGTGATTTAATACTTGAGTCTTTTAATTTTAATCCTAACAATAAAATAAGTGCTTGTTTACGAAACATCAATGTTAAAACTATTGTCCCTAAAAACGATAAACTTGTTGTTTTTGATTCAATGTGTTTTCATCGAGTTTTAAAAAACATGTCTCACAAACCAAGAATAAGTTTAAGTTTTAACGTAGGGTTAGATGATTGATATAAATAAAGTTCCTATGGTCCGTGTGACGTGGGTCGATGCCCGTGATACAGAGACAGGTTGGCTTGATATAAAAGATGTTATTAATGCTCATTTAGCTATCTGCCAAGAAGTAGGTTGGATGGTAACTAACAATGAAGAAAGAATAGTTATTATGCGTTCCTATAGCAAAGATAAAGATGACATATCAGGCGGAGGAGCCATAGCTATACCTAAAGCATGGATAAAGAAAATAGAATATTTAACAGTAAGTTATGCTACTAAGTAAAAAAAACGTAAAAAGTATAAAAAAAAATAAAGTTACTTTTATTAAAAATTTTACACAAATTGAAAATATTTATGATTTTAATAAGTTGTCTGTTTTAATAGATAATTACTCATTACCTGTAGAAAATAAAACTAATCAATTAAATACTTTTAATTCTATTTGGCAGTTAAAAAATATACATAAATTAGATTCTCTTTTTTTTACCTACATAGATTTTTTACAAAAAATTTTTAAATATAATTTAACAACAAAAGATGGTGTAGATTTATTTTTTTCTTTTGTTACAAACATAGGAGTTTCTCACGCAGATACAGAAGATGTTTTTTTAATTGGTCTTTATGGCAATACAATTTACAGGGTAATAGAAAACAACAAAGACTTTATTTTAGAAAAAGGAGATCTTTTATTTGTTCCTAAAGGAACACAACATAAAGCAATATCGTTAACTCCTAGAGTTGTAGCTTCTGTAGGATATTTTGGAGGTAAGTTATTTAATGACTAAAATATTTATAGGAACGCCTTGTTATGGTGGCATGATTACAGCAGATTATTTTAAAAGTTGTTTGCAATTAACAGCACTAGCAGCAACTAAAAAAATAGAAATACAATTTGGTACGATAGGTAACGAGTCTTTAGTGACTAGAGCTCGTAATACATTAGTTCAATTGTTTATGGACGAACAAAAATATACTCATCTTTTATTCATAGATGCTGATATTGCTTTTAATCCTGAAACAATTTTTCGTATGTTAGAATTAGATGAAGAAGTAGTAACAGGAATTTATCCGCGTAAAACTATTGATTGGCGTAAAGTAAAAAAAAGAGTCATTGACAACAATGATATTACTATACCTGAGCTACACGCTGCTTCATTAGAATATAATCTTAATGTTAAAAATCCTGAAAAAATTTCTGTAAAAAATGGATTCATAGAGGTTTTAGATGGTGCAACAGGATTTATGTTAATTAAAAAACAAGTTTTTGAAAAAATGGCTAAAGCATACCCTGATCTTAAATTTAAATCTGATCAACATTTAAATGATCCCCATGATACAACATTTAATTATCACGATACTTCTAATTGGAATTACGCATTTTTTGATACAATGATTGACCCTGAAACTAAAAGATATCTATCAGAAGACTACGCCTTTTGTCGTTTATGGCAAAAAATAGGGGGCAGAGTATATGCTGATATTACAAGTGGCATTACACATTACGGAAATTATGCTTTCAAAGGCAACGTAGCTACTCAATTCTTGCCACAGACTAAGAAATAATTTAGTATGTGCCTGCATGCAATTAACCGATTTAAAGTTTAACCCTGGTATAGATAAACAGGATTCTCCGTACGCAGCGGGTGATGATCGTCGTTATGTTGACGCACAATTAGTTAGATTTCACTACGGAAAACCTGAAAGATGGAAAGGTTGGCAATATTTACCAAATCCTAATGAAACACTTATAGGTGTAATTAGAGATACACATGCTTGGATAAGTTTAAATGGCACAAGATATTTGGCTATAGGCACGGATAGAAAGTTGTATTTATATTCTGAAGGAGCTATATTTGATATTACTCCTATTAGACGTACAAGTGGTACTTTAACAAATCCTTTTGAAACAACAAGTGGTGGCTCAGGAGTTACTGTTACTGATGCTAGTCATGGAGCTAGTGTAGGAGACTTTGTTCAATTTAGTGATGGTACCACTAATAATGTGGTAGATGGTTTAGAATTTAACAATGAGTTTGAAATAATATCAGTTATTAATCCTAATAGTTATACGATTAATTTTCCTACTAATGCTACAGGATCTACAGCCGCGGGCGGTGGGTCGGTAACAGCTACTTATCAAATATCTGTTGGAGAGTCTACGTCAACTTACGGATACGGATGGGGCGTTTTAACATGGGGATTAAGCACATGGAGCACTCCACGTTCTTCTTCAAGCGTAACTATTTATGCAAGGCAGTGGTCTTTAGATAACTTTGGAGAAGATCTTGTAGCTACTGTTTTAAATGGCGGAACTTATAAATGGGATACTTCAAGTGGCACAGCGACACGAGCCGTGAGCCTTGGCG